CCTGTACAACTCATTATGCGTAGTATTTTACTCATGCGAGTAGTATTTTACTCTGTGTAGTATTGTAGGATTGTAGGCTATTCATTATGCGTTTTCTAATGCTTCCACTTTTGATTCAAGTCCTTCAATGCGTTCCATTGCTTCTTGTAAGGCTTTTACTGCCTTCATATACAGAATAGAATACTTCATTGATTTGACTTGCATATCTTTGCCGTCATCGTCTTGCTTGACAACCCACTTTGCTTCTTCTTTCACATCGCCAATGCTAATAGCTTCCACTGCTTCAACCGCTTCAGATACCAACTGTTCTTCAGTTTCTTCTTCCTGTGCTTCTGTTTTCACATCACCAGCTTCTACGCCTTC